CACCAGCATCATGAGTCCAAGTTAGATCTTGATGCTCATCAAAAGATTTATTTGCATCCCAATCAAATCCACCATAAAGTCCTAAAATGTTCATGTCAGTTATAATCTAATGTTGATTTCTTATTTGTTTGTCTCCAGAATTCCATACTAGAATACTTTTCCCAAACATCTTGAGGTAAAATAGATCTTCTCTCAATCCACTCTACTTTTCTCTTTACTGTATGTAGGTCTTTAAGATTGCAAGATAAATCAAAATTTTCATTTGAGTATTCAACATTATCAAAATCATGATCATAGTATGGTTTATCAATGAATTTATAAATTGATCTTATAGTTTTTTCTGGATATTTACACAAGTCCTCATATTCAATCAACTTAATCATGTCCGGATTCATTGCATATCCTTCATGAAGTAGTGCCCAGACACTCATGACTATTCCTATTCCACCTTCTTTACTCATCATTGCATCACATCTTGAGAACACATTTGTATTATGTTCTTGCGGAATTAGTGTATTTGTATGAAATGGATTTTTTGCAGAGATTCTTTCAAAGGAATCTAAAATCCATCCAATATCTCTTACACAACATAAGATTTTGGTGTAAGGAAAAAGTGCTTTAAGTGTTGGTGTTTGACTTGTCCATTTTCTTGATGTATCAAAAATTACTGGGTTTTCTATGGATGAGTAATAACCATCAAAGATTCCATGAATAACAGATTTTCTTCTTTCTTCATTGACATTATGATTATTTTCACTTCCAGTAATTCCATTAATTGTGCTTTGAATAATTCCAGATACTGGTGAATTGATATCTGCATAAAACTCTGGATTTTGTTTTAATATTCCAGAAAGTAGTGTAGAACCTGATCTTGGAAGTCCAGAGATAAAATAATATTCTTTCATTGATACTTTAAAATGCTATTTTCTTTTTCAATGGTTTCTAAAAGTTCAATCCATTTCTTTGTTATTCTACCCCAATTATGAAAATAAGTTACATAATCACTTTGCATTTGAAGATGTTTTTGAACTTCTTGAGTATTTACAGTGTCTATTGCATTTTTTAGATGATGATAAAAGATTTGTTGATGTTCATATTCATCCTCATGATAATCATACATAGTTGTCCATTTTGATGCTGTTTCATATAAACATCCATAGTTTGGATGAACACATAAGCAACCAGCACTCATTGCTTCCAAAAGAGATAAACAAAAGGTTTCTTCATAAATGTTTGGATACCCAAAAATATGAGCAGTTGATAACTCTTTCCTTATTATTTCATTAGAAACAAATCCAATATTTTTTACATTTGGGTGGTTATCTATTCTTTGATAGTCATTAGAACTTTCATACAGATTTTGATTATCATACAATCCATGTATCTTATATGAGGAAAAAACCTTTAACTCAAGATTATTATATTCTTTGCATAATTTTTGAAATACATTAAAAAGTAACTTTAGTCCTCTATATGGAGTTGGATGATAAATTAGAGTTATTTTTTCTTTTGATTTTTCTTTTAGTTGAATTTGATCAACACCATAAGGAATTACTACACAATGAGAATATGGAATATTAAATCTTGAAATGAACTTATCTCTTTGATTTTGAGATATAAAAATTATTTTACTGAATCTTTTCCATCCATTATTTTCAAGATGACTATAATCTAGTTGATCTGGAGTATTATGAACCCAGAACAATTTTATTTTATTTTGATCATTTTTTCCTATCTTATCTGAAAAAATTTGAAATTTATTTAAATACTTTTTTGGAATTAATAATCTAATCTTTGATTTTGCATTTCCAGCACCACCACCTATAGCAATTTTATCAAACTCATCAAACTCAATCATTTTGCTGTGGAGTACCAATTGAACCTTCAGGAAGACAAATTGCATTGAAAGAAATTGAAATTCTTTCATCATCATGATCATTAGGTTCTACCCAATGAGGAAGATATGAAGGGAATATTACAATATTACCTTCTACTGGAGCAATACTAATCTTTTCTCCAGTAAATTGATTTTTCTTTTCAACCAAAGAAAGTCCTTGCCACAATCTGTTAATTCCTGGATTTTGCAAAACTAATTTACCACTACCCTCTGGTGCCTTGAGGTAAAATACTCCAGAAAATGTATCTCCATGAGTATGTTCTGCATTCATACACTGACGAGTATCATTGATATTAAACCAAACAGAAGTCAATGCAACATCAACTGGAATAAAACCAAGATCTTCTGCTGACTTAACTGCCATTTCACCGACATAATGAAGAAGTGGGTGAATTCTTTCATCTTCTTCATGAATTCTATCATGAGAATGATACCCAAAAAGATTTGATTTCTTAATTCCTTCTGGGTATTTTTCTTTTAAGTCTCTTATTGTTTGAGTGAACTGTGCTTTATTTTCTTCAAAATGTGGATATTCTGTTTGCCAAATTGGTGTAGAGAAAACTGTAGTCAAATTCATAGTAATTGATTCATCTTTTCATATTATACCATATTTAGATTGTTTTGAATAGTAATCTTTTTTCAATATAAAGAGCATATTGTTTTTCAGTAATGATATTCATATCTTTAGAAATTCTAATTAAATAAGATAAAAAATCTAAAGAAGATACTAACTCATCTAAGTCTTTTTCCTTTTGTTTATGTCTAGATGCTTTATAAATCAACTCAACACAGTCCAAAGCAGTATTTTGAATTCTAGATCCAATAGTATACTTATAATCTCTAGGAAAATTTTTAACTATTATAAAAACTCTTTTAACTAATTCACTTGTATCTTTATATATTTTCAATTCTTCTACCATAAAAAATCTCGTTACAAAATACAAAAATCAAAGTACAAAGTTCAATAGCACACGACCCGAAACGGACGAACACAGCGGAGGCCGCACTTAGTGCAGCTGAGCGTGGTGCCAGTAAGAAAGTACACAACGTACGCACGGTACTGATCGGCCTCAGTAGAACTCCAGTAGTTGGCCCCGGTGAAACTGTCCCAATAAGTTCTACATGCATAACCACATTGAAGCATTCCAATATCTGGAATAAACCACCCGGAACGACCAGTGATTCTTTGGGCTTTATTTGGAGTATCACCAGAATCACCACCACAATAACCCATAGGCCATGTGGAACACTGTGCTTGTACTGTTGATGGTGCTACAATCCAAATGAGTCCTGTAGTTTTCCTGAACACATTACCACCACCTCTGACGGCACATCCTACATTACATCCTGACCATACAATGTCGTCGTCTTTCATACCGCCTCCTGCTGCTGCGATTGCTTGTGTGACCCTTAATGGGGTCATTACTTGAGTGTTGTCTGTACCTGCTTCTGCCTCTGCCTGGGTTGCAACCCAACTACCAGCAGCAGAATTTCCACAAATAGTATCAATATTGGTAATATCCCTGTTATTGTCAATAACAGTAGTTCCCGAAATCTGAATAGCCATTAGTCACCCTCCCATGTCAATGAAAAGTTGTCTCTTACCATCGTCGTGTCTCCACTCGGTGCTTTATACTGTTACTATTTATTATTTTCCAATTCCTCTACTCTTGTAGAAAGTTCCTTCACAGCTTCAATGAGGACAGGGATCAATTGTTGATAAGATACTGTCTTCATTCCATCTACATCCGCATTGACCATATCAGGATAAACTTTTTCAATCTCTTGTGCAATTACGCCAAGTTGATGATACTTCTCCTCACCTTTCATTCTCATATCAATTCTATCATACTCAACACCACGAAGTTGGTTCACTTTATCCAGTGAACCTTCTAGTGTTTGAATATTATCTTTCAGTCTAATATCAGAACTAGAGTTGATGTCACCAGTTGCTGTAAAATGTCCGGCATCATCAAAAGTGAAACGTGTAGTTGAACCATCACGGATGTACCAGTCACCCGCAACCAGGTCGGTGTACATATTAGAACCATCGTAAAAGAACTCAACATCATCACCAGTACCAAAAGTGGCAAGTACGTTATCATTGAACCTTAAAGTTCCACTGGTTTTTTGATCTGCCGTGTCAGACCTTAAGAACTGACTAGAGTCAATACTATCAAGTAGTGCAGCATTAGCCGCGTTAGTTGCATTAGTTGCACTTGTTGCACTTGTGGCATTACCACTTAGTGTTGCTGTAATGGTTCCTGCAGAGAAGTTACCACTACCATCACGAGCAACAACTTTAGATGCAGTGTTTGCTGATGTTGCATCAACTGCCCAGGTTCGAGCAGTAGAACCATTGTAGTCAGAACCAGTTAGATAAGTTCCTCTAGTCAGTGTTGCTAGGTTAGAACCAAGAGAAATACCAGAGATGGTGGAGTTATCTAGTGCTCCATTAGGAATACTAGTCAGTAATGCACCTGAACCACTGAATGAACCACTAAAGGTTGTTGCAGTCAGGATTCCTGTGACTATTGCACCAGTATTAGTAGTTTCAAACTTTTTGGAGTTGTCATAATAAAGATCTACTGATCCATCATCATTAGCAATGATACTATCTTCTCCAGATTTTCCTTGAATGCGAATATCACCACCGCTCGTGTCTCTAATGTAAAGAGAACCTGTGCTATTTTCTATAAATGAATTAGTTCCATTATGATAAATCTGTAAATCTGTTCCTGTACCAAGTTGGATCTCATCATTATCACCAAGAATGATATTTGATTGAAATTCTGCATTACCGATAATCGTAGAAATACCTGTGACATACAGATCGGCAATAGCAAGTGGAGAGGTAGTGTTCACACCAACTGGTGGATCTTTCAACACATACATGGTGTTGCCCATACCAGAGTGAGCACCACATTGATAATAAAGTTCTGTAGGTGCGTTATATGGAACATAGAAGGTGACAACACCTACCTGAGCACCGTTATTTGTAACCCCCGCCGTGTATTGATCTCCTGTTCCTGTAGTATTGTCAGTTTTAATATAAAATGGATGTCCAGAAGCATTCAAATTAAAGTGATATTTTTGACCTCTATTAATGACAAGTACTGGATTGTCTGTATTTTGTGTGAAACCAATTCCAGTTGATTGATATTGATATGCAATATTACTATTATTGATAATATCAAACTGTGTGAAAATTTCTGCATTATTTGCAGTAACAACACCAGCGATAACTGGATTATCTAAATTTACTGTGAAACTACCATCAATTGCACCACTTACAGTAAGATCACCATTAATATAAGTTGACCCACCAATATCAACACCGGCACCAAAAGTAGCTGCTGACTGACCAGCACCTGGTTGAATATCTAAAACGTAGTTGGTATCAGGTGTTGTAGAGTTAAATCCAGTACTGTTGTTGGTTACATCAACAGTAATCGAAGTTCCACCTGAACCAACATCCAGACCAGTGCTAGAAGTAACGATCCCCGAATAATTTGCATTGGTTCCAGTAATAGACCCTGATAGGGTCAGACCCACACCAACAATATTTCCAATAACGTCAAGTTTGGCATTAGGAGTAGTGGTTCCAATGCCAACTTTATCAATAATACTTTCAGCGTAGATAAGGTTTGTTGAAACCTCTACACCGTTCTTGACTACAAAGTTCTTACTTACAGACATGGTTATTGTAGGGTTTCACTATCCACCCCGTAGTTTCTTATATTTATGTCACTACAACTGAGAACAATACACTTGACTTATTAGTATTATTCCCACCAGAAGTTGAAGAAACAAGAGTAACTGAACCATCAGTATATCCACTTCCCCCTCCTCCACCACCTCCAGTGGTTCCACCATTACCACCTTCAGCACCATTACCTCCATTACCACCGTTAGATGAACCTTTTGCACCAGCAGTTGTGGTGATAGTGTATCCTGGTTTGAATCCTCTAATTATCTCATCACTTCCAGAAATTTCTGTTCCATCAGATGATCTGAATTTAATTGGCGAAACATCGTTATCAGAACATGGTGAAACACCCTGATCAAGCCAATATTGACCTTTAGTACATGAAATAGTTCTTCCACCATCAGGAATTGATGCAATACTGTCTCCAGATTGTAATGTTGTACCTTGAATAATTGAACCAAATATACCATTTAATGAAATTGTAGGTGCCTGACCACCAGAACCACCTCCAGTTCCTACGCCATCTGTTCCAGAAAGTCCGATTCCCCCACCATCACCTCCATCACTGATACCAGCAGCGCCACCTTGACCTACGACAACAAAAAGTTGAGATCCTTTATAAAGAAATATTGCTGAGTTATTGGTAACTCCCAATAATGTGTACTCTACATTTTGTTCTACATCAATTATAATTGTAGAAGTTCCTCCTTCACCACCAGAATTAGTTGAACTATCAAGTCCCTTTGAAGCATTAAATTGTAAATTTAATTTAATATCTCTTTCTTTTGCATAAAAAGTCACAACATTGAAATTGTTGGGAAATACGGAATCTGATAATGTATATTGACCTCCATCAAGAAGTACTTCCTGAGTCGATATCGAATTATTAATAGTATCAAATGCCTCAAACTTAACAAGAGGTCTTGGTGTTACTGTGATAATGTCTGCTTCATTTGATGAAGTGACGTATTGAGTATCATCAATAGTTACAAATGCATGGAACTGAATTTTTTGTGTTCCAAGAGTTGATGTTGTAACTGTGAAAGAAGTTGAATTTGAATTGGATTGAATTGTACCGTCAATAGTCCAATAGTAATTAAGAGGTATTGATGGGTCTGAAGTAGAAGCAGCTGCTGTGAAAGTTAAATCCTGACCCAAACCCGCAGTTTGTGAGTCAGGTTGAGTTGTAATTGTAATTGTAGGTATAATATTCAGTGAGACATTATTTGTAAGTATCGGACTATTATGAGCACTACCTGAAGTTTTAGTATCAAAAAAGTAATCCTCTTTCTTATTATCATATCCACCAGGGATATAAGTTGCTCTTAAGTAAAGAGTCCTATTATCATTTGGAGATTGTACATTACTGATAGTAAGTGTATTTGATTTAGAACCACTAATTTTGGTTCCATCAATCAGTGGACCATTTTGATCAAACCATTGATACAAAATTGCACCATCAGCTACTGGACTTTCTTGGTTATTTTTAAAAAAAGCTCTAACAGATGATATAAAAGTAGACGTACCACCCACAACGGATATTGTATTTTGTGGTTGAGTTAGTATTTCTAACTCAGGACCATTCAAATACAACTCTGTAGGTGGTGTTCTAAATGCCCTAAGACCGAATGGTATCATTAGTTTCTACTTCCCTACATTGATATTTAGGTACCAGAGTTAATGTCACCACTGGAGGTGATGGTGGCGCCTGCAGAGACTTCACCAATTGTAGTAAGATTGTCATAGATGGTGACAGTCTTAGAGTTGGAATCATACGTCCAACCGTTGAAGGGAGTAGTTCCACCAACACCAGTAATGAAGTTCTGACCAATAACTCCGCCAAACAGTGAGGTACCTCCATCAAAACTCATATAGGAATAAACATCTGTAGCAGTTGCAACTCCAGTAACTTCAGGTATCAATCCACCAGGCCAATAGACAGCAACGGCATTACCAATACTATTAGTAAATGTAGAAATACCAACTGACCTAGCTGTAGCACCTTGTGAGATTTTTAGTGTGAATGCAAATGTCCCACCCGTTGGAGGATTGATAATGTTAAACGAACCAACATTTTCTGTAGTAGTATGCGTAAAAGAATTGCCATGAGACAAGTCAATAGTAACAATGTTACTTACAGAAGTAAGTTGTTGAGTCATCTCATAATATGATTTAAATCTTGCCCTGCCTTCAATATCCAGATTTTCTCTAGGAACTGAGGTTCCAATACCAACACCCTGACTAGTTACTGCAGAGAATATAGTACTACTTGTTCCGACTCTCAAAGAGTCTGTGGCTGTAATGAATCCTGCAAGAACATTACCACCATTGGACACCAGATTTTGTATATTTACTTGTCCATCAAAATTAACATTACCCTCAAATGTAGCAGTAGAAATAAATCTAGACTGATTATTGACATATAGATCAGTCTTTCCTGTACCAGGAGTACCAAGCCATAATGTATAGTCAGTATTAACTACTGTTGTACCAATACCAACATTCTTATCATACCATATCGAAGTTCCTGCAGTACCAGTATTACTCCAAAGACTATCGGATGATAGGTTTGAAAGGTTTGAACCGTCCCCATAATAGAAGTTTGCATTGACATTACCTTCAACACTTAGACTATAACCACTAGAAGTAGTTCCAATACCAACTCCAGTTTCATCAACACAGAACATTGAAGAACCAGAACCAACCTTAAAAGTACAATCTCCTGCAGTTGTAGTCCCAATACCAACTTTTTCAAAGATAAACTCGCCACCATCAGAGGTAACACCACCGAAGGCGTACCAACCATTTTCTATAGTATAAGTCCAACCAATTGTTCCACCCTTAGTTGGGTTTGCATTATAGACTACATCACCAGGATTTCCTGCGTCGGTAGGAATTGTAATACCAACAGTATAGTTTCTAG